ATCCGCATTACTTTAAAGGCAAAGAAAAAGTTGTAAGTAAAAACTTAGCTTATAGGTGCAGTTTTGCATTGCCTGCTGACATTAAACCGTTTTTTTGCAAACGTAAGTCTGCCGTTTATAAAGGTCCAGTATCTTCTAGATCTAATCGAGGTATCGTCCGATCCATTATAGACATTAAACCGTGTGGGGAAAGCCCTGTAATGTGTATACGTGTAGCTAATCCAAAAGAACGTTTTGTTATAAAAGATTATGTAGTTAGCAAAAATAGCGCCAAATCTACTGTCTTGAATTTATTTACTGCATGGATTATTGGGAGACACACCAGCGCCCAGTTACCCTTACAGATTATTTACGTTTCGTACAACATCAATACGGCTATACCTAAGAGTCGGATTATCAAGCAGATAATTGACTCGGTTGAGTTTAAGAAGATATTCCCTCGCGTGAAACTAAAGACGGGGATGCAGTCAGACGTTGGCTGGTCTATTGACTTTGACTACGCAGGCATCCCCCGCGTAGGTGATGAAGAGTTCACTCTAAGAGCTGCAGGATTAAGAGGATCAATTACGTCAAAAAGGGCTCACCTAGTTATAATCGACGACCCTATAAAGTCTAGCACCGACATTAAAAACCCTACCATTAGAGAAGAGATGAATAACAACTGGTCTTCTGTGATCTCTCCGATTATTTTTGAAGGTGGGCGCTCTATATGTCTAGGGACGCGCTTCCATCCACTTGATATTCACAAAACTCTCTTTGTGGAGTCTAAAGGCTGGAAGCAGGTTACGCAAGAGGCTTTGACCTATGACAACCATGGTAATGCGATCAGTTACTGGCCTGAGCAGTGGTCTGTGAGTTACTTGCAACAGCAGAAGGAACTGGACCCCGTGGCCTTTGCCTTCCAGTATCAACAGCAGCCCGTACTGACTTCTGATTTGATCGTTTCGCCTGAGTTGCTTGTCAAAGGTGAGGTAGTTACAGAGTTTGATTCGCTAGCGGTCGGCATTGACCTGTCTGCCAGCAGGAACGAAACCAGCGACTACACGGCTTTCGTGTTGGGCGGCAGGCTCAAGGATATGTATTACATCATCGATGCGCACCAGTGCCGGAGTATCGGCAACTTAGAGAAGATAGATTTACTGTGTGACATGTTATTAGAGTGGGGTATCTTAGTTAAGCAAGACAACATTTATGCTCCTACATACTCCACGGTGACGCTCGTGGTTGAATCCGTGGCGTATCAAGCGTCCCTAGCGGCGGACATCAAACGAGTTTTAATTAACGAGCGTGAGTTGACGAATTTAAATATCCATGAAGTTAAAGGGTTCCGGGGCGACAAGCTGTCACGTTTCCGAGGTACACTTGGTATTCTTGAACACAAGAAGGTGGTGTTTAACAAATATCGCAAGTTTGATGCGCTGTTTGAACAGTTGATTAATGTGGGTGCTACGTCTCACGACGACTTACTAGATGCTTACACGCATCTAATCACTTTTCTCCAACGCCGTGGTAGTTTCTCAATCGAGTACTGATATGCGGAAGATCTGGGTCGCAATTACAGCCCACCGTCCTTTAGATCGTTTAAATGTTTTGTTAGACACTATTTTTCAATACACTTTATTTCCGTTTAAAGTTACTATTTGTGTTTACATTGATTACGACTCTCAAGACAGCTTAGAGTTTTTAGAACGTTCTGTCAGTATTTTTGACAATGTAGATGTACAGGTTAAGGTTGCTAGCCCTGGCTACGAAGGTTGGTTTCTCACCTGGGCGCACAAAACAGACCTAGCACTAGAGATACTCAATAAGCGTCATGACTATTACATTTATCAAGAAAATGATATGACTTTGACGTTAGAGAATTTCAACTACTGGCTCGCGTGGAAGCCACGGCTGCACGAGCTGGGTTTTGAGCCTGGGTTTGTACGCTACGAAGAATATGACGGTATGTTAGTCCCTTTTGATAATCACTATGAGTATTCTTTAGTTAAAAAAACACCTAATGTTTGGGCGGATGTAGGGTTTACTGTTCCTAAGATTTTAGTTGTTGATCATGAAATTAGTGTATTTGTACAAGCTGCAAATCCGTATTACGGAGCGATGATTTTAGATCAACACGATGCTATGCAATACATTCGTTCCGACAGCTATGATCCGCAGAAAAGTTACGAGCGCATCGGTATTAGAAACTGGCCGATTGCTGATAGAAGTTCCATGGGTTTAGCGTTTGAGGGTGTCCCAGCGGGGTACGAGCACCGTCGCTGCGTTCCCTTGGTGAAAAAAGATGGAAAGTATACGCTCAAAACATCAAGTTTGATTAAACATAACGACTATAAATACGCGCCAGAACTTAGAAGAAAAGGGGTTAAAGTCATGGACTACAAAGATATGTTTGTCTTACAGTGAAACTTTCGCGAGGTGCAGAGTACGTAAAAGTCTGCTATATTCTCGATGGTCTCAACTGCACTCAGGTGCTTAAAAGGCCAGACGCATATCTGTTACGCAAGTATCTAGCTAAGCATGACGGAACAATCTACTGGTTCAATGCAGCCTAATGATCTGACTGGCGTCCTTGACGAGCGTGGCAGTCGGTACGGAAGTTTTCGCGGCCACGCTGAAGTGACTCAACGGCTAAAAGAAGTCTTCTGGGAGGAGCTGGCAAAGAGAAATAAAAAGTTAGATGCTGATCAAATGGAAGCTTTAGAGATGATTATGCACAAAATTGGTAGAATTATTAATGGTGACGCTGATTATGATGATTCTTGGAGAGACATTGCAGGGTACGCTATGTTAGTCTGCGATCGTTTGAATGGAGTTATTCGCTAGTACAATCCTGGCGTTTAGGCTAGACTTACAGAAATAGTTTTTTGATATGGATCTTCGAGCGTTTGGTGGGGTTTATCCGTATCGAGCTGAAGTTCCGTACGCTAGCGGTTTTGGGTTTGCTCCAGATCCTACGGGAGCGAGCGGCGTTCAGTTTGCTGCGTGTAGAGCCTTGTTTATAGAAGCCAAATCCAGTGGAGCAAAAGGTTTTCTCGCTGTGCAGCTCTCTGATGCTCCAGGTCAGATTTTGCGGGCAGATCATCTCGTAGGAGACACGATATACCCTATATCTTGTACAGCTGTCTCCAGTGGAGACGTTGAAGGCGTTTTTGTGCTCTACTAATGGCTGAAATCGCTAAGAAACGGGATCCTCAAAAGTGGGCGAGAGCCAAGGCTAAGGCTCGGGCCAAACTTGGCGGCCACAGTGCGCGAGCGATGCAGCTTGCGACTAAATACTATAAAGATATGGGTGGGTCTTATGAAGGTAAAAAGTCTTCTAAGAACCGTCTGTCTAAATGGAGCAAGGAGGATGGGCAGACTCGCGAAGAGTACGAAAAGTCCGATAAGTGAGTTCCGTGGAGCACTCTGATTCTCTAAAGCCAAAGCTGTTTCTAGAGAAAACAGTAACGACTTTGGTTGAGAGCTGCCCCACGGCCACCGTGGATATTGAAGAAAACATCAAAAACCGAAACTGGACAATAGACAAATTTAAATACGGTCCCCTCAACCCGGATTATCCCGATCCTGGTTTTTGGGAAGCTAAAGCAGACATGTGGAACACAGATATTGATCATGCGATGTCAGCTCGCTGCGGAAACTGTGCGGCCTTCGATCAGTCTCCGCGAGTTTTAGAGTGTATTATGGAGGGAATTAATGAAAATCGCGCTGCTCATCCCGAAGACGTAATGGAGTTAGCCGATCTTGGATACTGTCAGTTATTTAAATTCAAGTGCGCGGCTAAGCGCAGTTGCGACGCGTGGGTTCACGGAGGCCCGATTCAGTAATGGCTGATTTAGCTAGAGAAAAAGGGCGCACTGAACGGTATTTACCCCGTGCCGCTTGGGCACAGCTCAGCCCAGAGGAGCGCAGAGCTACAGACGAGAAGAAGAAACAGGCCACGAGTGGTGATAAACCCGTGAACACAAGGGTTTCGAACACGGAAGCGGCGAAAGAAGCGAGACGTAAGGCTTCGCTGTACGCGGCTCGCAAAAAATCCAACTGATTTGGCCTGAAAAGCAGTTGTGTATTAGCATAGTGTCAGCTTTGAGCGGCTGATGCTTTTTGATTGCTTCCTGTATTTCAATGAAAAGGAGCTTCTTGAGCTTCGCTATGAAATTTTAAAGGACGTTGTAGACGGTTTTATCATCACAGACGCAAACAGAACGTTTAAAGGCGACCCAAAACCGTTCACTTGCGTAGAAACTCTGCGTGAGTTGGGCATTCCTGAGGACAAAGTGCAGGTTTTGCACGTTGAATTGCCTTCTAAAGAGGAAATTTTGAACCCGTGGATGCGGGAATACGCTCAGCGAGACGCTTTGGCGGTCGGAATGCGTATGACACCCCCCGATTCGGTGTTTTTCTTCAGTGATGTCGATGAGATTCCTCGACCGGACTCTCTTTTGGAGGCTGTAGAGCTGGCAAAACAGAGTCCAGAGCGCTGTGTTCGGCTGTCAATGCCAATGTTTTATGGTCGTGCCGATTTGCGCGTCGTAAACCCTGACGGCAAGCCTGATGAAGCACCGAATAACTGGATTTGCGGCACTGTTGTACTTCATCAGCACCTAGAGCAGAGTCTTTCGCAGATTCGAATGAACGTAAACGATATTGTTGTTGGGGATTGCGTGCGACGCTGGCTGGCATTTTTCTTGGATGGGGGACGCCGAACGGCTAAAAACTAAGGTGCAGTCGTTCTCCCACTGCTATGACGACATCCCAAACTCCGTGGCTCCGGCCAACAGCAAAGAAATGCTAGATTTTATGGATTCATACAGAGCTACTGCGGGAGCTACAGATCCTCTGGGGCGTACAGATCATATTTTGATCGATTACCCGCATGAGTCTTTGCCTCCTGAGCTGTTTAGAATAGATCGAGTCAGAAGTTTCCTGCTTCCGGCTTCGAATTGACGGTAAACGGGTCTAGATCTAATGCCTGCTGACAATCTGAGCGTTCGTAGCCGCTTTAGTGAGATTCTTGAGGCTGCTCGCACTCAGGATCGCAGCAAGCAGTCAGCGACTATGGTTGTGTTGGGCCATCTGCAGCAGATGGTCCTTTTGATGCTCAAAAAAGGGCTGTTTTTCTACTGCGATCAAGATACATACGAGGCACGAACTAAATTTTTACAGAATCTGATTGAATTGAACCGGCTGGATATTCGTTTTCCAGCCATTATTAGGAATTTCCTGATCGACGGGTGTGGTTTGTTTTATTTCAGGCCAGATCAGAAACTTAAGTACCAGATTTACTTCTTTAACAAAGATCAATACAGAGTTTACCATGATGTAAACGGCGCTATTGAAGAAGTCGTCATTCTGTACAGCTATAAAGTTCGTAATTCTATGCTGGGACTTCCCAGTGAATCGATTGGTCAAAATAAACGCTACGTACGTCTGTCTTTGACGGCAGATACTGTTTCTGAGTACGAATCGAACACAGAACTGAGTTTTGACCTTGAGCCTGGTGGTTTGCTGACGCCTAAGAGTCAAAAACCAAATGTGCTTGGGTTTATTCCCGCCGTGGAAGTGTTAAATAAGCCAAACGCT